CCTACGATGGCTGCACAAGGTCAAAATGTTTCCGCCATCGTTCTAAAGATTGCTGAAGTAATCAAGGCTCGCCAAAAGGGACAAGCGTTGGAAGACGCTATAGGAGCAGCCTTTGCACCGAAGCAACAAGTTCCTCCTGCTGGAACTGCTGCACCTATGGTAGAGCAACCGTCCCCTGCTCCCAGCACTGGTCCAGTAGGAGGCGCTCCTTCTCCAGAGGGCGCAGGTCCTGCACCACAAGAGATGGCTCCACAAGGTCGTCCAGATATTCAAAGCATTTTATCAAGTCTAACTAGCGCAGGTGGCGCTAATGCAAGCGTAAGAACTATTAATCGTCAATAAGAAAGTAGGGGACAATGACTACAATTATTGGCGTGCAATACGAAGACAGTTGTGTATTAGTAGCAGATAGCCTAGTAAGTGATGACAGTGGGCGACAATGGTCCCACCCAAATATGACAAAACTTAATAAGCGCGGAGCATTTATAATTGGTGGTAGTGGCGAAGTTGCACCTTGCGATATAGCCCAGCATTTATGGAATCCGCCAACATTAACTCCAAAAGATAAAAAAGATATTTACCATTTTATGATTACGAAGGCTATGCCTTCTCTTCGTTCTTGTCTTAAAGATAATGGTTATAACTTTGATGAAGCACAAGATAAAGACTCAGGTCCAAGATTTCAATTTTTAATTGCTGTCAATGGTCAACTATTTGATGTTGATGAAGATTTGTCAGTAATGCGAAGTGGGGATGGATTTTACGGAGTAGGTTCTGGAGCACCAATTGCGCTAGGCGCATTGTATGCGGGAGCCGAACCACTTCAAGCAGTAGAGATTGCAACTAAATTAAGTATTTATTCAGCGGGTCCATTCCAGATGGAAACGCAATATTCTAAATAGGAGTTCAAATGGGTGGTAAAGGTAGCGGCGGTTTCCGCGAGAAAGCATCACAGAATAATCCTATGAATATTTCTGCCACTGGTGGCGATGGACAAAGTGGAAGAAACTACACAGGTTTTGGATATTCAAAAAACAAAGAGATTAATGACCAAAAAGGGGGAGCATATATGCAAGGACAAGTAACGCCTCCTTCAATGCCAGACATTCAAGCAGCACCACAGGGACAACCAACTGGAACTCCATCAAGACTTATGGGTATGCCATCATTGGATGAACTTGAACCATCAGGTCTACCTATAACAGATGGTGTTGATTTTGGTCCAGGACGTGGTTCAGAGGCTTTGCCTAATAATATTAATCCAGATTTTCGTCCAATGGAAAATGCTGATTTAATTGCAAAATATTTACCTGACTTAATCAATGCTGCTCGTGTAGATGGCGCACCTGATTCATATAAAAGACTTGTGAATAAACTAAAAGGGATGCTTTAATGCAATGGCAAGAGAATACATTCTTTGACCATTTAGATAAATTTGGAAACTCTCTAGGTGCGGAAAACTTTGGCATTGCTTTTTGCCTGTCAACTGTCAAATGGGAATCCGCCCAAGATAGAGATACTTTCATTAAGTCATTAACTGGAATTGACCCACAGGGTGGTTCTGAATCTAATTTTAATCCAGGAAGCGTGGTGAAGTAGTGTCATTTTGGAACGACTTCACAGACGAACTTAGTGGTGTAGCCAAAGGAATTGGAAAATTTGTTGGCAAAACATTTTCAGGTATTGGCGAAGGTTTAACCGCTACTGGAATTGATATTGTAAATCCAAATGCTGCCAAAACTCAGGGACTAGTTAAATTTGCAACAGGCAAAGCAATTGAACCAATTATTGCTACTAGCGGAGCACAACTAACATCCGAGGCTAAAGCAGCAATGACAGATGTTGCAACGAGTCTTACTACAAAAAGAGTAAAACAATATGACCCGCTTCTTATGCTTGGACAAGCAGCCGAAGAAAAAGTATTTAGTCCTTATGTAAAGCGTCCAATTGCTGCTGCAGCATTAGTCACTGACCCATCTAGCCCGTTATATGATGCTGGCACTTATGGTGAAGGTTTTCAATTTTCAGATTTACAGGCTGCTTACGAAAGAACAAAAGATGTTTCTCTTGGTGTAGCACTTACTAAGTCATATCTTAATCCTTGGCATCTTACTGGAATATCAGACGCTATACTTGAAAATGGTGGAGTTGATATTGACAGGGTAAATCTTTGGGATAATAAAGACGTTCAAAAGAATTTTACTGAAAATGTAACTGGCAGATATATGTCTGGAATTACAGATGCTCTTATTGGTAATGCTGCAATATTTGCTGCAACTGCTGGAGCCGTAAAAGGTGCTGTAGCCGTAGGAGGCAAAGCAGGATTATCTACTACATTAAAAAGTATTACAGATTTTGAAGCAAGAATAGACGAGCATTTGGCTGGAAAACAAACAGTTATCGGAAACGATATAACTCGCCTTGCTGCATCTAAAGATATAAATGAGATAGTAACTATACTAAAGCCACATTCAAACAACCCACGTCTTCCTGGTCTTATTCGTGATACTGAAAGTCCAGAGTTGGTTCGTGATTTTATTCTTGCTGACAAGGGATATGCTCCAGCAATTGCACGTCTTGTTGACGCTAAATTATCTGATGACCTATGGGTTATGAGTGGAGCAAAAGCAGAACTTCAAGCAGATTTTATTGCAACTGGAAAACTTCGCACACATACATACGAGCAACGTCAAAGAATTGCTGCAGCATTTGATGATGCTATTGCTAAGAATCCAAAGCACCAAGAAATATATGATGCCTTTTTACAGGATAGAACAGTCCTTGAGGTAACTCCTTCACTTGCTGCTCGTGGTGTTAAAGTCGGAGATATTGATTCAGTTCCTCGTGCTGCTGGTAAACTTTATCAACCACTTGAGCCAATTCTTGGTAGTGGAACATACGCAAAAGTTCGTGGTCGTGTATCAGAACTTAAAACAGCCAGCGCAACTCGTGACTTTTCAAATGTCGGTGGTTGGACTCAACAACTAATCGGAAGAAGCGATGTTGCTACTTCATTGATTAGATTTGCTACAACCAAAATGCCTCGTGGCGTAGTAACAAATTCTGGTCTTCGCCCAATGGATGCTGTTGAAGAAATCAACGCTCATCTTGATGACCTTAAATTATTTACTAATGGTTCAAATATGATTAAGATTTCTCAAACTGAGGCTATTCCAGTTTCTGAATACAGAACTAAAATTATCAGTGACTACCTTTCTGCTGGTTCTGACGGCGCTCGTGGTCTTGTAATAGACAGCCTAAATGAAAAACTAATCCGAGATATTGCTAGAACCTATGGTGTAAAACAAACAGATGTTGATGGACTAATTGAAGAGTCTATGGGTATGCTTCGCGGTTTTCACAACGGTTTAGCAAATGATGCTTATGCTATGGATGCAGCAGGTGTTAGATACGTAACTGACGAGTTAACTCAACGTCAATTAAGAAATGCAACACCATTAATTAATGTTGGCACAATTGAACGCGACATCTTGCGAGCACAAAATGCTTGGAAGCGTGGACAGCGCAATGTTGCTAGAGCGACAGATTTTGTTTATGAGGCTGGAAACAGAGCGTTCTCATTTACACAACTAGTTCGCCCAGCATATATTAGCAAGAACTCAATTATTGAGCCAGCATTGGTATCAATATTATCTCAGGGTTCAAAGGCTATTACATCTGAGTTTTCAAGTGGCATAAAAAATGCTATTCAAAATAACAAGACTCGCGTTTTGCGTAGTATTGATGCAAGCCAAAATCTTACATCTTCAGCAAAACGAGCACTTGCAAAAGACTTTGATTTGCTTTCAAAAGAATATGCAAATGCCACAGAACTTCTTGATGAGCACATAGCAGAATATTTCAAATTCTTTGATGACCCAATGGGTCGTTCTCCACAGACAAAGATTGAATATGCTGATATTGTAAAGCGCGACTTAGCCGCTGCTGAAAAGTATCTACGCAGCATTGAAGAGAAACTAAACGCTGCTGCACCTGAATTTACTAGACAAATACTAAAGCAACCTAGTCTTTACAACCTAACTCGTAGAGTTAAATATCTTGAAGATGTTATTAATCAATCTTCTAAGTCTACTGCTAAAAAAGAATTATTCCCTGGACTTGCAGAATATAAAGATGGTGGCTCTGGTGGATTGCCAGGAAGCAGAAATACTGTTGGGCTTGTAAAAGTATCTGCACTTAAAGATATGCCTGGAAATAAACTTAGCAACATTGAAGGAATAGAAGCACTTAAAAAATCTTTGCGTGAAGGAAAAGGATTTGCTACTAGAGAATTTCAAGGCAAGCCTTTTCAAGACCCTATAATGGTTGTTTATGATAATGAAACTGGTTTAGCATATGTAGGAGAAGGAAACCATAGATTGCAAGCAGCAATCGAAATGGGAATTCCTTATGTTCCAGTAAGAGTTGTTCGTGGTTATAAATCTGAAATGGTTGCTGAAGGCGGAAGAAAACCTAAGCAAATTAAAAATAATAAAGAACCACAATTTGTGGAAACAGTTGGAAGCAGTGCTGGTAAGCCAGTAGGCGCAGGATATGTTCCCCCAGAAATGCACCCAAGTTTTGTGTTTGATAAAAAATTTATTGTTGAAAAAGATGAATTTGCTGCACCTAATCCTGAAGCATTGGCTATGGCATCTGAAGTTGCAAATGCTAAATCTATAATCAACAAGGCTGCTGGAGATATTGAAACTCTTGCTCCAGACCTTAAAGTTATTGAAGCAAAAATTGCCAAGGCTTACGCAAGTATGGAATCTAATATCCAAGATTTTGGTAAACTTCACGCTGACAAGGCTGATTTGTTTATGATTTCCGATGGACGGACCATAAACTATGGAACTCAAAAACCGTTTACTGCAGTTATGGCTAATGGTGAAAAGATTGAAGGTATCCCACAGTTTGGTGACAAGAATTTCCTAGGCGATGGATACCAGAGCGAAGTTGCTAACACTCATACCCGTCAGATTGAACTAACTGGAGATAAACTCTTTGCACAAAAGGTTAATATATTTAACCGCAAGGGTCCACAGACAGTAACTGACATATCAAGTCCTCACTACTTTGATGAACTTGCATTTGTTGTTAACAACTATATGCGTGGAGATGTTCTTGTAGACAAGATTCTTGCTGGAGCAACTCGTGATGAACTACTTGCCTGGGGCAAGACTCGTCAGGCTCGTTCATATGCTTATGAATTTGGTAAGACTGAAAGCGACATCGTTGATATTATAAATAACCAAATTGGTTATGTTAATAGATACCTTCCATCAGCAGAGGCACAACGCATTGCTGGTTTAGGTGCAGTTGATTCTAAGTCTTTGGCTAAAATTCTTGCAGACGAACCACAAGCACTTACTCCTATTCAACCACTTGAGGTTGCTTACTCAGTAAAAAGCGCTGGTGCTACACGCTTTGTAGATTTAGTTGACCAACTTAGTGCTAAGGCTTGGACTACTCTGGCAAAGCCAGAAAATATGTTCCGTTATGCCTGGGCAAGCACTGAGTATAAGACAATTATGACAGATAAACTTAAGTCTTTGTATGCTATGGGTTATGATGTTGATGCAACTGTAATCAATGGTATTAGAACATCTGCAGCAACTGAGGTTGTTCAGAATCTAGAGAAGACTTTTTACTCAATCCGCCGCGCTAATCGCGCATTGTTTGCGGCTAGAACTGTGGCAGCATTCCCTACTGCAGCAGCAAGCGGTATTTATCGTTATTCAAGACTAGCAGTTAAGAATCCTGCACGCTTTGGTGGATTTGTAAATAGTTACTATGGACTTTACAACTCATTTGGTGTTGATAAGTATGGTAATCCAGTTGAAAACGTATTGGATGCAGAATATCTAGTTGTTCCTGGAACTAAAGAAATGAAAAGTCGTTTTGGTGGACAAGGACTTAAATTCCCAATTAGAGCCACTACATTTGCTGTTAACTTTGCAGGTCCTTCTTGGATTGTTCCTATACCAATGGGCGTTCTATATAGTGCCAAAAAAGGTTCTGATAAAGAAGTAAAGAAACTTATTGATAATACAATAGGTAAGATTCCAGGATATTCATATGATGAATTATTCCCATATGGAGTTGAAACAAGTGTTGGGGCTAACGTCCAGCGTGCAGTAACCCCAGGTTGGTTGCCAGCATTACGTAAGTATCTATCTCCAAATGGTGATGGAACAGTTGATTGGATGAACTCAGTTTCATCTGAATTCAAATACCAACAGATTCTTTATGATGCAGGTCTTGGTCCAGAGCCAACAACCGATAGCGTAATAAAGCAAGTAAAGAAGAATTACTTTACTAAGTTTAAGTGGCAATTTGGTTCTATAATTGGAACACCTGCTTATGTTGAAACTAAGCCAGGTAATGTATTTTCAGACTTATTCAACTCAAAGGCTAATGCCTATGTTGCAGAAGGTAAATCACGCACAGAGGCTGCAGACCTAGCAGAACAAGATGTCAACCAAATGCTACGTCTTCCAAAAGGAACCATTAGCCAAGATGTATTAAATGTTAAGTCTTTATCTAAATCTATCTATGCTCCTAGCAGCCAAGAAACAGTTAGCCGTATCTGGGTAGACCATAAAGACTTGGCTAAGAAGTTAGAACTGTTAGAGCCAGGTGGTTCTTTAGTTGGTCTTATGACCGCAGACATTCCTTATGGAACTGATTCTCAGGCTGGTAAATTCTTAAGCGACCCTAATACGACACTTCCTGGTGGAACTATATTAAACAAGCCAGTTAAATCTGTTGAAAAAATGCAACGAGATTTAGAAGTATCACAATATTGGAAAGCGTATACCGACCTAAAGAATAAATATAATGAGGCAGCGGTTAAGGCTGGCTATGCCAGTTATCGAAGCGTGCCTGAACTTGTCGAGTCCCTAAAGGATTATGGTAATACATTAGGAAAAGCAAGTAAACAATGGAATGTGGCATACAAGAAAAGTCTTTCTGGAGATAACGCCGTTGTTAATGCTATCGGAATGCAAACAATTCTAAACGATAAATCCTATATGGATAAGTTTGGTAGCACTCAATTCTGGCAACACGCTAGGGCTTTTATTAAATACCGTGATGATTATGCAAAACTATATGCAGATGTTCCATCTGGTTCTAAAGGAGTAGTTCAAAAGGCTTGGATTGATTACTTAGAAAAAACTAGAGAAGATTGGGACCCAGCATTGGGAAACATCATTGATAGATATTTCTTGAATGATAACCTAAAGGAAGCAAATGTTGACACAAAGAAGTCTAAGGAGAATAAGTAATGGCTGAAACAATACCAGCAGCACCTGAAACTCCAGTTATTGCACAAAAGGGTTCTAAGGCTCAAAAGACTTATCTTTGGAACGTAGATGCTAAGGGCAATATTGTCAAGGTTGAGGCAAGCACTGCTAAAAGGTCTTATGCTCTTCTTCCACAAGAAACTCAAGTAGCCCTTACCCAGTATCTTCTTGCTACCAACGTAGTCCCAACTGACTCTGCTCGTAAATCCTTATGGGGCAAAATCGTAGATGGTGCTATTGTTGAATACAAGGGTGGAAGACAGACCACTCCAGTTGAAGTCCTTGCAGACTTACTCAACAACAACCCTAATGTTGCTGGTGTAACAACCACTGCTAAGATTGAATACACTCCAATAATCGCAGAAGCAACAATAAAGAATGTTGCAATGGATATTGGCTTTGATATGACTCAATTAACTGAGGCTGATAAGCAAGACTTCTTGACTAAGATTAACCAGGCTGCAGCAGAGGGAACCAAGACAACTCAAAAGGTATTGACCACTGGTGGGTATGAAACCATTACAACACCTAGCACCTTCAATGCTAAGACCTTTACTGAGAATTATCTGTGGGCTAAGGTAAACATTGGTGATACAAAGGCTCTTCCAGCCAAGGCATTTACCTCACTATCAACAGTAAAGAGCGTTCTTCGTAACAACGGTATTGATTACCTAGGTGATAAAGAAGTTAATCAACTTGCTGTTCAACTTGCTTCTGGAGCAACAACCGAAGCAAAGATTAAGGCAGACTATGCAGCACAGGCTGCAAAGAATTATCCACTATTAGCAGACCGTCTTGCTTCAACACCTGGAGCCACAGTTCGTGACCTAGTAACACCTTACCTAAGTGCTGTTGCTAAATGGTGGGAGATAGACCCAGATACAATTGACCTAAGCAATCCTGCAGTTGACAAGGCTTTACGTCCTGACGGAACACAAGGTAAAGCACCAATGATGAGTCTTGCAGATTTTACAACAATGTTAAAGATGAGTCCAGAGGCAGAGAAAACTACTTGGGCAAATGAATCAGCCCGTAGTGCAGCCACTGGTCTTGCCAGAGCGATGGGATTTGGTGTCTAATATGGCGAAGACTGTTGCTCAACTTAAAGCAGATATTGCTGCTCAGAAAAAAATAGTTGCAGAGGCGGAGAAGGTAGCCCTTGCTGCTGAAGAAAAATCAATTGCTGCAACAGTAAAAATGGACCCAGAATTTGGTGTTACTTTAGCGCAACAAAAATTAGCCGCTACTAAACCAGGCTCTCAAGAATATATAGCGGCGTTAAGTGGTTTAACTGAAGCAAAAAATACTGTTACTCTTGGACCTAAACCTAAAGATAAACCAGGCTTTGTAGTTACACGCGTAGGTAATGAATGGCGTTACATTTCTGATGGCAGAGGTGCTGGTAGCGGAACAGGAACTGGCACTGGCACAGGGACTGGAACTACCCCTACTACAACTACACCAACTGGACCAACACTTGCTATTGATACATTCAAAGCAACTCTTGCTTTATTCTTTGGGCAAGCAGAAATGGCAAAGCCTTGGGTTAATGAACTTTATAATGTAACCTCAAGGTATTACAAGACTGGTTCAACTATTGATGAATCATTTAACCTTGCTCTTCAAGACTCTAGAAACAACCCAGCACTAACAGAATTTACAAAGCGATTCAAAGGAATCTATGCGCTTCAAGACAAGAAGGCTGCTGGACAAGCAGTAAGTGTTCCAACTATTGCTGAATACTATACTGCTCAAGCAAGGATGGGTGACGTAATACGTCAGGCTGGTCTAGGTTCTATAGCAACAGAAGATTACTTGGGTGAAGTTATTGGTAAAGGACTATCAGTAACTGATGTTGGAAACTATATCAGTGGTATTTATAATGAAATTCAGAATCTTCCAAAGGATATTAAAGATTCAGTAATGACTAACTATCCTAATATGGATAGCGTATCTTTAGCCAAGGCTATTCTTACTGGCGACAAAGGCTTTGTTCAACTCCAGAAAGAACTTACATCTCAGACAATATTTGGCGCAGCCAAGCGTCAAGGTCTTGCATACGACCCAATCTTGAATCCAGGTGGAGTTACTATGGAAAGAGCAACTCAATATGCTGCTGAAGGATTAGACCTTGCAACAGGTATTACTAAGTTTGGACAAGTTGCCGCAGCAGCACCAACTGTTAGCAAACTATCTCAGATAACTGCCAATAAAGATTTAGCGCTGACTCAAGCAAATCTTGAATCAGCCGTAATAGGAAAGACTGCATCTGAAATACGTAAGATGGAACAACTAGCCGCAGAAGAAGCGGTCAGATTCCAGGGTAGTTCTGGAACTTCAAAGGTATCCTTAAAAAGACCTAGTGTCGGCTACTAAATAAATAGAATCCTGTGTGACCAACCAGCCCACACAGCGTAGAAGACTGGTAGCAAGAGCCAGACCGATTCCCCGATTGGGACCTGTGGCTTGCGATTCAAACGAATAGAAGGGTGGACAGTTGCTATGAGCAACAACTACTGGGATGATGACGAAGACGACCTAGATACCGACAATGATGTGCAATTGGACGGCAGTGACTTACTTAAAAAGTTACGTAAAGCCAAGCGTGCAGATGAAAAGCGTATCAAAGAACTCACTGAGCAACTTGAGGGATTTTCCAAGTCGCAGCGTGAGCGAACAGTCAAAGATGTCCTAGAAAAACGCGGTGTTAATCCAAAGGCTATACGACTGATTCTAAAAGATATAGATGATGTTAGCGAAGAGTCAGTTAATAACTGGCTTGAAGATAACGGAGATTTATTCGGACTCAATGTTAGCCCCGAAGCACCTGCAGAAAATGATATTGACCGTGCCGCATTAAGGCAACAAGATATTGTGACACAAGGTGCATTATCACCAAACCGAGCAGATGATTATTTGATGAAATTAAACAACGCCGAAAGCGCTGAAGAAATCATTGCAATGATTAATGCTCAAAACTAATCATAGTTTCTAGTCACTTGGAGGTGACGCAATGGCATATGTATCAACAGCCTCAGATAATCTCGGAGGAACCGCTGGTGGTGCTGGTCTAGTTCAAAAGGCGTATGACCGTCTTTTGGAATTTGCTCTCCGTTCAGAACCCCTAATTCGTTCTGTCGCAGATAAGCGCCCAGCAAAGCAAGCAATCCCAGGTTCAACAGTCGTTCTACAACGCTATGTTGACCTATCAACAGCAACAACAGCATTAACAGAAACAACTGACCCAGATGCAGTAGCAATGTCTACACCAACATCTGTAACCATTACTCTTAACGAGTATGGTAACTCAGTTCTTGTTACTCGTGCGTTGGAACTCTTCAGCCTTGCTGATGTAGACCCAGCAATCGCTAACATTATTGCATTCAACCTAGCAGATTCTATTGACTCAGTTGCAATGACTACTCTTCGCGGTGGTTCAAACGTAATCTACTCAGGTTCAACTGCAACATCAACAGCAACAATTACTGCTGCTGCAACAATCTCTTCTGCAAACATCCGCCGCGCAGTGGCTAAGTTACGCGCTAACAAGGCAGTTGCTCGCAAGGGTTCACTCTACTGGGCTGGTATCCACCCAGAAGTTTCACACGACCTTCGTGCTGAAACAGGTTCTGCTGGATGGTTGCTTCCAAACCAATACGGTTCTGCACAAGACCGCATCTGGGCTGGAGAAATCGGACAATATGAAGGTGCATACTTCGTAGAATCTGCACGTCTTTACAACGCAACAGATGGTTCTTCATCAGCACGCAACTACCGCACAATTATCTGTGGACAACAAGCACTTGCAGAAGCAGTTGCTGAAGAGCCACACGTAGTTATCGGACCAGTCGTTGACCGCTTGATGCGTCACCGTCCAATGGGTTGGTATGGAGTTCTAGGCTTTGCTCGCTACCGCGAAGAAGCACTATTCCGTATCGAATCAGGTTCATCAATCGCATAGTTGATTGAAGGTAGACCAGGGGCTTCGGCTCCTGGTTTACATTGAGTCCACTAAGGAGAACTATGGCTAATTACACATTCAAGACACCAGTAGTTAAAGAAGCACCTATTGGTCTTCATCGCCTGTTCTACTTTTTCAAAGGCGACAAGGGAATAACAATCATCAAGAATGGCGGAACTTATTCTCAGGTTCGTTTTATACTGGATGAAACATTAGATGACTACACCGAAACTTATCGTGGTGGTTATGAGTATACAGTTGACGATACTACAAAGGCAGCACTTATCGCTGGTGGTGTAGGAGTCACAGAGGCAAACTTTATAGCACAATAGGGGACAATATGAAACACTGGGAATACCATCCAGTCTACGATGAGACTTGCTTCGGATGTAAAGCGGGAACGCTGCAGATGAATGCAGGAGATGCAACAAGAGATATACCAGATAAGAAATGGAATGCAGAACTGCAAGCCTACAGAGATGCTAGGGACCAGGGAATGCAACCAGCAGGAACAAGTATGCGACATATACAAGAAGCATACAAAGCATCAGAGACTTTAGGTAAAGCCTACAACGCAGAGACTATGCCTAAGACAAAAGATATAAATACAAAATCCGTAGAAGT